CAACCGAGATCAAAAATCTCCCTGCAAACCCAGAACTCGCTGACGTAATGGTGACGCTCCGCGCAATCCAGACGCTCGCCCTCACAAACTCTATCCCGATGGAGGCTGCGGAAATCCTTGCGAGAGAGGAGGAGCATTTCAGGCTCATGGCGACAAAAAACAAACGCTCCGCTGAATACGCAAGGCGCAAGCGCGGCAGCGGCACAAACGATGTCCCCGAACTATCTGGCCTCAAATCACCCACAGCACCAAAAACGCTCGACAGATTTAAATACGCTTCCTTACAGGAGATCGTTCGCCCTCATCCATCTCACCCAAACCAACCACCTGCCACCAACTGGAGCCCTGACGACGATCTCATCCAGCACAAAATCAAAATCAACGAGGCCCACAAAAAGGCCAACATGCCAGAGCCTTACACCGACGTTTACGACTCCAGCGTGCCATTGCGAGATGACGACTGCCGCGCATTAGGCATACCAGTTCTATCTGACGACGAACTATTCTAGCGTGTAAAATAATGGGCCCAGCGTAAGGTTAAACCCCTTGACGTTAGGCCCATTATATGCCATAAAAAGATAGCGCATAAAAAGCGCACAGCGACCCTTCAGCAGTTGGACTATCGCAGATGGCAACAAACAACTCCTACAACAAGCATTTTAACAGAGTGCGCAAAAGCAAAGCGCAGAGCTTTGCTGAATATGAAGCACAACCTCCCCACGTTCGCGCATGGTTTCAGCAATTCCCCGCCAACGTCTGGCCAGGAAGTTATGAAAGCATCGAGCGCCTCATCCCCGACAGCGAGGCCCGTCATCTCGCCGGACTCGAAGCAGTCTGGGGCCCTGACCATCCAGCAGTCATCGACGCTCGCCACAAAATCCATGTCAAGCGTGGCAAAGTTCAGCGCGTGGCAGACCTCAACGACCTCGACGACTTCGACTTTTAACAGGAGCGTAGCATGACCCTCAAAGCACAACTCGAAACCATCTGGAACCGCCGGGGAGTCGAAAACCCCGGCAATATTAACATCTGGGCTCTTGAAGGCGAACGCCTTTCAGTCAAGCCTGGAGCAAAGCGCCGCCCCGCTTGGGACAAAGCACTGCTCAAACGTGCCAAGCGCGACCTTCCCAACTGGTATGCAAACAAGTCCAAACCCTACTAGGCGCAAGCGCCTTTCCAACAGGAGATCCCATGATCTACGCAGAGTTCTACAACTCCACCCCCTCCGGCCTTCAGCCCGCTTGCGGTGATCGCTCAGTCATCATCCTCGACGGTAGACATAACCCTGCAACAAACGGCCAAATCGCTGCAGCCGAATGTGCAAAGCGCGGCTACGCTGCGTGGCGGATCTTTCGCGGCGAGTCTTTCACACGGTCAAGCCCGATCTCACAAATCTGGCCGATCACCAACTCAAAACCAGTGTCCAACCCCGTATGGCTTTCAGCCCACAGCATCTAAGGAGCCCCCAATGTTCTGGTTCAAACACAAATCTCAAATCGCAGCACTTCAAGCGCGCATCGAAAATCTGCAGTTCCAACTCGACGCGCTCGAGAACTTTGTTCACTCCGACACATTCCACGAAATTGTGGAGTCAAAATTCGACGAGTCCAAGTTCGACGATCTCGCGCAAGAGGCTGTCGAGCGCGCCGTCGAAAACGCTGATCTCCGCATCTCAGTGAGGTTCTAAAATGGACTCCTTCATCCAACACACAGCCGGAGGTGTGCTATTCTCCGGCCCCGACGCCATACGCCTCCAGCAAGCCATCACCCTCCGCTCTGCGATCAAACTCTATCGCTCATGTGGAGTCATCCCAACTCGCGGGATGGGCATTACCAAAATGCTTGCCCTGACCACCAACATCACTGGCAAAAAATACAAACGCACCCAGACCGAGGACGCCATGCGCGACCTCCACATCTGGATTGAAACCATGAAATCAGCCCTGCCAATCTTCGAGGAGCATCTACAATGAGCAAAAAGCAATTCAACTCCATCGCCAACGCCCTCCGCGCTGCGCGGCCCCACATGACTCCAGATGCCTACCTCAACCTTGTGGACGAGATGTCTTACATTTGCAGTCAAGCATCCAGCACGTTCAAACCAGATCGTTTCAAAGACGCTTGCTTTGAGGAGTCAGAGGCATGATCGAACTCGAGATCGACCCTCACGCCTTACAGGAGGTCTGCAGGCTCATGGGCTTCTACATGGAAGACTGCCACCAACTCGACGCAGCTCTTCTCAAAGAAGCCCTGTCCGAATTCCAATCTGCGCTCGACGATTATGCCGAGCGCCAATACATCCTGCGCACAACATACTAGGAGCCCCAATGCAAACCTTCTTACCCTACGCTGACTTCACCCAGACCGCCCGTTGCCTCGACCGCCAACGCCTCGGCAAACAGCGCGTCGAGACTCTCCAAATCCTCAACGCCCTCACCAACCCCCGCTACGGCTGGCAGTCACATCCCGCCGTCAACATGTGGCGCGGCTGCACACAACTCCTCTGCACCTACGGCATCGAGATGTGCCGTGAGTGGCTCAAGCGCGGCTACGAGGACAACACCGGCCCCAAAATCGCAGCCTTCTTCGACTCCTCCGACTCCAACCCCGCCAAACCCTATTGGCTCGGCCTTGAGGCAGTCCACGCCTCACACCGCTCCAATCTTCTCCGTAAAGACCGATCTCACTACGCTCAATTCAATTGGACAGAGCGTGATGACCTTCCCTACTTCTGGCCGGTCTAACGACCGCCCTGTCACCTTCACACTACATAGGAGCCAAATATGTCTACTACACACGCCAACGTCTCCCTCATGGGCTTTGACTTCGAACTCGAAATTGAAATCCAAGTTCGCTCTTTCGGCACCGCCCAGTCCGGCCAGTTCAACGGGCCCCCTGAGAACTACGACCCAGGCTCCGAGCCTGACTTCGACATTGTAACTCTCGTCCTGCGACTCGACGGCCTCGGCCCAGCCTTTGAGGCAACAGGCGAACTTTTCTACACCCTCTCATCTCTCCGTTCCGTAGATGACGCGATCCTCGACCACATCGTTGAACTGGAAGAACAACACGAAGACGACGAGTGGGACGACATCGCCTACTCCCGCGAGGACTATCGTGAACGCGACGAGATGCGCCAGCGCGCACATGACGCCTGCTGGGAGGACTAATCCATGCACTTCCTTGCGCTCCTCTTTTTCCTCTCTGCCACAGTATCGTGGCTCCTCTTTTGGAGCCTCTTTTACTTCTTCTTCAACTTCTCCCTCATCCTCTCCTACACATGTTTTTGGAGCCCCGACGAACGCAAACGCTACTGCCCTAACGGGCTCTTTTCCGCCATACTCCACAACAAATAGGCCGCATCCAGCGCACAACTTTGTGATTGACTTAGACCCACCGATATGCTATTATACCTTATTAATCAGGAGCTTAACCAATGCCACGTATTCCAGCACATTCCGCCACAGTCTATTCAGCAGGTGACAAAATCCATCTCCACCTTCCAGCCCCCAAAGGCTACACTTCCGAGCTAACCTTCCCCGCTACCACCGAAGGCGCTGAGTCTCTCTTGCGTGTCCTTCGCCAGCGCGAGGTCTACTCCTACACCCATCCAGTCGCCATCGCGCAGCCGTCCATGCCGATCCAATACGTCGTGGACGCTTGGCAGCGCTCAACCCCCGACGCCGCCACCAAACTCGAGCGCGCAAAGCAACGCGCCGATGCCGAGCGATTCAAGCACAAAAGCAAGGAGGATCAGTTAGCCGAACTCGACGCACTCTTAGACCTCACCTTCTGACCCACTCTCTACTCAGTATTCAATGGGCCTAACGTGCCCTAACCTAAAGGAGCCTATCATGTCATTTGCCCAGATCATCGCACGTCTCGAGTCCATGAACGCAGAGATCTCGCTCTTCCGTTCTTCATACCAGTATTCAGATGACCGCTGGACTGCAGCCATCGAGATCAAACACGAAGCCAAAGACCTGCAGCTCAAAGCTCGCGGGACGGGTGGAGATGTTGAGGACGCACTACAGGCCGCTTGGGGCAAGGTCGAGGCCATCGTCAACACCCTCACCTTCTCCAAAGGCTTCGAGATCCCTCTCCTGTCAATCGACGCCACCCCAGAACGCGAGATCAACTTCTAAGGGCCCGTCATGTCCATGTCCCCCATCGTCTCCCAATACCTTGCAGCCGTGGACGCTCTATGCGTCCACCCCACCAACTCCAGCCCTGACGCAAAGCTCGCACTCTACCGCCGCCTCATCGCCCAATGGACTCGTTCCCTCAACGACGTTGAAAAACGTGGGAAAGCTGGGCGCTTTTCTAAACTCGAAATTGCCGAAATCATCGACGAGATGATGGAGCGCATCCGTGAACTCAAAGGATATAACCATGTCAACTCCTGACCACATCCTCAAAGACGCTGGGCTTTTCGCATACCAGAAAACCCACGACTTTCTCAAAGATCAGTTCGATCTTCACGAGTCCAATCCTGACGTTCTCGCGGTCGCATCGATCAACGCTATTCAAGCTGGCTTTCTAATGCTTTGCATCGCGTCTTATGCCGCCACAAAGCACAAGCACCCCGTCGCTATCACGCTCGCCATGATTACCGATGTGCTAAAGCAAAGCGGCCCCAACATCGAAGCGGCCCTTGAAGCCGCCGAGATCTTCACCAACACCTACCCAACCCCCCAATAGGCACAACACGCCCACAACCTCACAGGAGCCACTACCATGCCCATACACCACGCCCCCCTTGTAGGCGCACACTTCCGCCCACCAGCCAAGGCGCTACTGGCAAGTCTTCCCGCCGGACATCCTCTCGAGCTTCGTCCCGAACCCGAGAACCCATATGATCCCAACGCCGTCGCCGTCTGGCTCGACACCAAGACCTTACCATCCGAGGCCCGCGAGGAACTAGCCGAAACCCTCGAAGGCACCGGCTTTGACCTCGAAAGCATCGATGAGCAGCGCGACTTCCACGTTGGCTACATGGCAAAGGAACAAGCGGCCCTACATATCGAGGCCATTGGCCTTCTGCTTGAGTCCCTTAAAGTTGACTCCATGATCTCCGGCAACGGGCCTTTCGTGGACGGCCTCGAGGCCAAGCTATCCTTCACCCCCTCTGGCACATACCAAGTCACGTTCTACATCTAGGCCCTCCCGCCGTATTCGAAAGGTATTCACATGTTATCTCCAACCCCAGAACAGCAATACATCATCGCAGCGGCCAAAAGCCCTTCGTCCATTATGATTAACGCCCTCGCAGGCACCGGCAAGACCACCACCTTGCAGATGCTCGCATCCGTTCTCCCCAAAGAACCTATCCTCGCGCTCGCGTTCAACAAGAAGATCAAAGAGGAACTCGAAAAGCGGTTCCCTTCGAACTTTACAGTTATGACCATGAATGGACTCGGCCATCGCGCATGGGGCAAGACCATCAACAAGCCCAAGATGCTCATCGACGACAAGAAACTTGGAAGGCTCACCACAGAGGCGCTCAAGGCCTTCCCTTCCAGCAAGGGCTCATGGAACGAGATCAGACAACTCGTCGTCTACGCCATGCAGAGAGGCGTAGTTCCTACCCAATTCCAAAACGCCAAAGGGCTCTTGCCGGATACGCCGGATACATGGCAGGAGATTGCATCTGACTACGACCTTTTGCTCACCCCAGACGAGTGCAAATTGTCCCGTCGCATTTTATGCGAAAGCATCGAAGAAGGCCTAAAAGGAGTCATAACCTATGATGACCAGATCTACCTCCCCGTGGTTTTCACAGGCGACTTTCCTCGCTTCAACACAGTCCTTGTCGATGAAGCCCAAGACCTTTCCCCACTCAACCACCAGATGCTTCGTAAATGCGCCGCTAACAGGCTCATCGTCGTTGGCGACCCCCGACAAGCGATCTACGCTTTCCGAGGCGCAGACAGTTCGAGCATGGACACCATCAAAGCCCTGCGATCCGAGTGGATTGAACTCCCCCTCAACACCACATTCAGGTGCCCGTTAAGCGTCGTCGAACGCCAGCACAATCACGCCCCGCAATACCGAGCGGCAGAAAGCAATCCTCGCGGCGCGATCTACGATCTGTCTGGTGAAAAGTGGACATGGGAAGCCATACCCGCAGGTGACACGGCAGTGCTTTGCCGCAATAACGCGCCGCTCATTTCTATGGCCTTCAAGCTGATCCGTCAGGGTATTGGCGTGAATATGTTGGGACGCGAGATAGGACGTGGCCTTTCAACAATCGTCAAAAAGCTCTGCCCTGACTTAACAACCAAGGTCGATCAGTTCTTGCCGCTTCTCACAAACTGGCATGAAACAGAAAAGTCCAAGGCTGAAGCAAACGGCGATAGCACCAAAGCTGCCAATACGACTGACAAATATGAAAGCATCATCGCAGTCATCTCCGCGAAAAAGCCCCGCACTGTCGCAGAGCTTATTGAGGAGCTTACCTTTTTATTCGCAAAAAACAATGGGCAGGTCATTTTAGCAACTGGACACAAAGCGAAGGGGCTCGAATGGGACAACGTCATCCACCTCGATCCTTGGCGCATACCCTCGAAATACGCAAAGACCGAAAGCGAGCAACGCCAAGAAGCAAACCTACGTTACGTCCTCGAGACTCGCACAAAACACACCCTCATCCTTGCAAACCTTTCTGACTTCGAACAATAGGAGCCTTGTGTCATGGACTTCTTCGACCCTTCACGCCCGCGCATATCGGGCTTACCAGCATTCGCACCGGGACAGGGTGTGGGGATCTCAGTGATCCCCGCGCTTTACTTCGCCCCACGTTCTGGGGGTGATACCATCGAGATCTCAGGTTTCTTTTCGGTCGGCGCAAATCGTTCTTCACGCTTTGTGACCGAGATCCCTGTGGGTGACTTTCCAGAATTCTGGCAACACTGGCTTTCTGATCCAGAGGATTGCGCCCGCAAAGCCTTCCAATGGAAACCCGCAGACGCGCCAATGCAAAGCGCACCTGTGCGCACCCTTGCGCCACCACCTACACCGCTCAGCCCGTTAGACTTCGACGAACTTTTAGAGGGATTAGAATGAAAACTCTTTACACAATCGCAGCACTCTTGCTATCCAATTCCGCATTCGCGCAATCCACATCCTTCTACTCGCCATCTGGCGCTTACGAAGGCAGTGCTTACACGAACAGCGGATCGACAAGTTACTACGGACCATCGGGGGCATACCTTGGGAACTCCTACAGCAATTACGGCGCAACAAGTTATTATGGCTCCTCTGGAGCTTATGAAGGAGCATCCTATGGCCCCGCAATCGCAGCCCCTTACGGGGAATGAGATCCCCTTCGCCATCGTGACAATCCTCTGGGGCTTGTTCATGTTCCGAGCCCTTTGGAAGATGACCATCGGGAGATTGAAATGATCAACGACGCAATCTTAAACGAGATCGCTATCTACGCCGCGATTGTGTTCTTTGCTGGGGGTGTGGCTTACATTGCGCACCTGCTTATAAGCGGAGATTATTGATGTCAAACTCCGCATCAACAAAAGGCGCACTTCTCAAAATATTCTACGAGGCAGGTTACAACGATGCGTTACACGCAGTTGCCAAGGTCATCGCAAACTTTGCTCCCTACGATCCATACATTGTGGGCAAGATGAAGATTGAGGAACGCAAGGCAGAACTTATCGCCGCCATCAAGGAGCTTCACAAATGAACAACGTCAGGACTGACACGCAGTCGCGGCTTTACAAAGACCCTGCGGAACTTACAGACTACGAGCAAGCCCTTCTCGATCTAAAGCGCGACGGCCTAACGCACAAACAAATCGCCGCCCATTACAAAGCCAGCATCAACACGATCTCGAACAAATTCACCATCATAAACCACAAGCTCAAACTCGCGGCATGGAGCAGGTGCAATGACCAAAAGTGAAAAGGAAGCGCTCATTCTGCGTCTCGCTACTTTCTTCGACGATGCGCCAACGTATTTCACAATGAAAGACCTTGCGGAGATCGCCTTCGATTACATCGAGCCACAGATCCGTGAGGAATGTGCCCGTTACGCCGAGGCGCTTGACCCCACCAACAACATCGCGTCTGCAATCCGTCGAGCCCACCCATGACCCCAGAAGACATTGAGCGCGTTCCTGTCAACATCAAATGGACCCCCGAACTCGACGAAGAGCTTGAGCGGAGCATACACAATGGACTCTCTTACACCCAAATCGCCATCAAATTCTCAATCTCCAGATGCGCCGTCGCAGGACGCATCCACCGACTCCGCAAAGCAAAAAGAAGCGGAGCGCAAGTTGGCGCTAATGGAAGGCCGTCGCTTGCGCCGAAACGCCTCACATCGAGAGAGAATGGCGAATGACCCAGAATACCGAGAGGCCCAGAGGATCAGACGTGCTGCGTATCGACGTAAGAAGAAAAACGAAAAGGCAGAAACCCGGAAAGCCCAAGCACAAATCCAAAGGGAAATTCCCCAAGGTGACAAAAAGCTCCCTCAAGACCATTCGCCGCTTGAGCGCCGTGTCGAGAAGAAAAAGCCGGGGAGAGTTTACATGATGTGTAAGTGGTATGGGCTTTAGGCCCATTGTAGACTCAGTATAAGATGGGTTTAACTTTTTCCCCCAGCGCGCGATTATTTTCTTGCAATGGGTTTAACTTTATGGCACTATATACAATGCACAAACAAAGGAGCCTTTTTGATGCGCACACTTAATCTCCCCCATGAAATCTCAGTCACAGTCGCCCAGCCTTACGAAGAAGGCTATGTGTTGACCGCAGCCGAAGCTGAAAAGCTCAACCAAGTCTTTGCCGATAGCATTAGGACATCTTTGATGTCGAAGTTAAAGAAGCTCGACAACGACAGCGTGGACCATGCAGAGGTGGAAGCGCAATTCCAGCAGTTCGCTAACAACTACGCCTTCTCAATCCGCACACCTAAAAACGCAGCTGATCCCGTGGCGAAAGAGGCAAACAAAATCGCAAAGGAACAAGTGTTCGCAGCAATCCGCAAGAAGGGCGGAAATCCTGCAGACTATTCTGCAGAGCAAATTGCAGAATACGTCACGAAAGTTCTGCAGCACAAACCAGAAATCATGGAAGAAGCTGCAAGACGCATCGACTCAAGCCGCAAAATCGCCGGGGATCTTTTGGACGATCTTCTTGACGAGGCGGCATGATAGGAAACACGGCCAGCACCGCTGATGCGAAAGCTCAAGTGTTGGTCTTCGTTCAAGGTTCGACTCCTTGAAAACAGGGGCATATACCTCCCGCCCCTGCACTTGGGGGAGCGAAAAGCGCACCTATCTTTTTGCTCCCTCCTTTTAGAAAACAGAGTGCCCTTAAATGCGTGAAGCTGAACTCCTCTACGAAGCCTATCACTCCGACTTTGGAATAGAAGTCGAGCTTCTCGGCAATTACCAAGTATCACTGCAAAAACTATACGCAGCAAAACGTAAAGATCCTGACCTCGAAATCATCCAAATCTTCAAATCTCCCTCATCTCACAATCATATCTGGATAGTTAAAAACGACACTTTGCGCCATCCGAACGCGCCACAGGCGCAGACCATTAAACAAAACCCACAAGGCGACGGACCTCTTTACTCCCTAGCCGACCTTCTCGGAGATGACTAACATGGGCGCGAGGCTCGAAGACGAAACGACGAAAATTCACTTCCATATTTTCTCAAAGGATCTTGAACGAATTGACGCGCTCTTTTGCCGACAGGGGCATCGCACGGTCGGGCGCTCGAAAGCCCTTCGCCTCATAATCCATTCTTACCTTTCGCATCTGGAGAAGAAGTCAAATGCCAAACCAGTCAAATTCGACCCAACAATCGCAGACATCATTGCCTGACGGCGATCCGCTCGAGGAGGCATCAGAATTCTCCCTCGAAGAACTTATGAACCGCGCCCCGCAAATTTCCGACCTCGAAGCTGATCAGATCATTTCATATCTTCGTGCCCAGAGGGAAAAGTTTGCGCAGCAAGAGGCAACGCCAAAAGTCAAGAAGGAGCGCAAGGCTCCCGCAAAAGGCCCAAAACCAAAACTATCCGTTGATGAATTACTCTCAGGCCTAGATTAAACCGCCAAAGGAGCCCTTGGCATGACATCTTCAGAACTACAAGAACTCGTTGACTCTCTGCGCCATCAAGCAGGGACGTGGATGGGGGACGAGGCGTGTGAGCAACTCGAGAGACTTATTCAATACACATTAAAAATCCACGAGCGCTCAACACTTATCGACGCAAAATTAAAGCAAGGCTATCGGTTCATTCAGACCGGCAGCGGCCAACATTCCACCAACTAAGTCAGGGACGCCCCATGACCACTAACAATTCACTCTCCAAAATCTCCCCCAACTTTCAAATCGCTTGGGACTCGACATCCATCGGCGCATTCAAGACGTGTCCACGCTTGTATCAGCTTTCGATACTTGAAGGGTGGCAACCACGCGAGATCAGCGTTCATCTAACCTTCGGCCTACACTTCCATTCAGCCCTTGAGAAATACGATCATCTGCGTTTTGGCGGCATGGACTACGACCAAGCACTTCGTGAAGTCGTGAAGTATGTGTTGACAATTACATGGGACGAGAAGAAAAATCGTCCGTGGATCTCAGACGATCCAAACAAAAACAGGCTGACACTTTTGCGCTCGGTCATTTGGTATTTGCTGCAATTCGCAGATGACCCTATTGAAACGGTGCGCCTCGCCAACGGCAAACCAGCAGTCGAACTTTCGTTCCGCTTTGACAGTGGTTACACCACCTCACAAGGCGAGAGCATTTTATTGTGCGGGCATTTAGACAGGTTAGCAATGCTGAATGGTAAAGCCTTCGTGCTTGACCGCAAGACCACAAAATCCACAATCAATTCTTCATTCTTTGACAAGTTCTCTCCCGATAACCAGATGACCCTTTACGCTATCGCCGGGAAGGTCGTTTACAACATCCAGATCGAGGGGATCATTGTTGACGGCGCGCAGATCGCACAATCATTCACACGCTTTCTACGAGGCACAGTTCCAAGGTCCGAACCAGTCCTAGAGGAATGGTATTATGACCTCGGGCAGTATTTAGCTACTGCCGAGTTGTATGCCGCCAATGGCTACTGGCCGATGAACGACAAATCTTGTGGCCAGTATGGCGGTTGCCCGTTCCGCAAAATATGCAGCCTTCCGCCTTCTGTCCGAAAGGAATGGCTCAAGGCCGACTTCACCCAACGGATCTGGGACCCCTTACAGGTCCGAGGTGACATTTGACAGATTTCATAATTCTCCTCGTAGGAACCTTCGTCATCACCATCACCCTCGCAGCTTTATGGAACCAATAACATGCCTCCACTTTCACAACATCATTCATCTACAACCACAAAGCTGCTTTTCGTTGGCGATAGCGGAGCAGGAAAGACCGGCGCACTTGCCAGCCTCGCATCTGCCGGGTTCAAGGTTCGCATTCTTGACCTTGACAACGGAGTAGACGTTCTACGCGACCTCCTCACCAACGGCAAATATTCAAAAGACGCCATTGAGAACGTCGAGTATGTCACCATCACTGAGCCCATGAAGAACCAAGGGGGCAAGTTGGTGCCCGCCAAGGCCTCTGTCTGGCAGCGTGTCGCTGGGATGCTAGGCGATTGGAAGGACGGCGACCGCAGCCTTGGCTCCATCACCACATGGGATGACAACACAGTCCTTGTCATCGACAGTCTCACCATGCTTTCCGATGCCGCTCTATCCTACATTCTCGCCATGAACGGACGCCTTGGCCAGCACCCACATCAAGCCGATTGGGGCCTTGCGCAAGCATTGGTCGAGAACCTTTTGCGAATGCTCTACGACGAGGGAGTCAAGTGCAATGTGATTATAAATTGCCACATCAAGCCCATGGGGGACGATAATGGGGCTGATAAGTTCTATCCCAATACACTAGGCAAAGCGTTGCCCCCCAAAGTTGGTAGATATTTTAACACAGTCCTTCTTGCCCAGTCTTCGGGCAGAGGTGCAAATATTAAACGTCAGATATTTACAACATCCCAAGGTTCTGTGGAGTGTAAAACAACCGTCCCTTCAAAAGTCCCACAATCATATCCGCTTGAGACTGGTTTGGCTGATTACTTCAAAGCAATCAGGGAGACAAAATGATGAAATGCTCTGTAGAAAATTGTGAAAATGCTCCTTCCCGAAAAGGAATGTGTAATTTGCACTATAGGCGTTTTCTTAAACATGGTGACGTAAACTACAGATCTCGCAGACCTTCTAATATGGTTTGTGAAGTGATGGACTGCGGAAAAGACGCAAGAGCACTTGGTCTATGCAACATGCACTACCATCGTCATCTGTCAGGAAAGCCATTAGGAGGTGCGGCTCTTTTACGAAGGCAACAAGGATCTGGGACAATACACAAAGGGGGCTACATAGAACTTATGGTTGCTGGAGAAAAAGTTCTTGAACATAGACTTATTGCTGAAAAAGCATTGGGCAAGAAACTACCTCTCAAAGCAATTGTTCATCATGTGAACGGAAATCCAGCAGATAATCGCAATTGCAATTTAGTAGTGTGTCCAGACCAAGCATACCACATGCTGCTTCATTTACGGCAGAAAGAATTAAATTACAACGGAACTGCGTTGTAGTCACAAGTTTCCGCAGTCAAATGCGGAAAACCGGCCCATCACTGGGTCTATTTTAACGGAGAAAATATATGTCAGTAAACTTCAAAGACCTCTTATCAACCAAACTCGATGACGTAAAAGCACCATCAGCCCTTCCAGAAGGCACATACCACGGCACAATTTCTTCTTTCGAATACGGAGACAACAATAAGAATAAGACCCCTTACGTTCGTTTTGCTCTTAAATTCCACTCAACCTCAGACGACGTAGATCCAAAGGACCTTGCAGACATCGACCTCGCATCTCGCAAGCTCTCCACGGACTTCTACCTCACACCAGACGCCCGTTGGAGACTCAAGGAATTCCTTGTTTCTCTCGGCCTCAAGACTGACGGGGGCTCATTTGATGAGTTAATCCCGGAAGCTGTTGGTCAAAGCGTGATCGCGTATGTCACGCAGCGTTTCAATCCAGAACGCCCTGATGATCCGCCACGCAACAACATCAAGTCGGTAAAAGGTGAGGCATAAGGCTTACGCCTATTAATCACAGAGGGGGCGAGGAGCCATTTGCCCCCTCTACTCAAACCCCAGAAGGCCAACATGACC